ACGGTAGCTTGACCTAATCTTGCTAATTCATTTATAGCCATAGCTACAGGGCCAAACTGTAATAAATAATTTAAAGCCTTACCGCCAAAACTATTAGTAATTGTGTCTGCTAAAACGCTAAATCCTGTTATCGCAAAACTAATTTGAGTAGCAAACTTTTCCATAGAGTCCGCTGCAGCGTCTATGCCTTCTTCGTCGCCTAATCTTTTAACAGCGTCAATTAAAGCAAATCCTATAGTTTCGCTTGCCTCTTGAGCTGCTATCTGTAATTTAGCTACAGAACCAGCGTAGGTATCTACTGCAGCGGCAGCACCGCCTTTAAACAATACTGTTAAACGTTTTTGTATTTGTTCAAAGTTTAAAGTTTTTAACTCAGTTTTGGTTAAACCTACGCCTAATTTACCTAAGGCTGTATTTTGCCCCAGGTAGGCCTTGCTTAAACTTTTTGAAACTTGCTCTACAGCGAAACCAGTAGAGGCCGAAATATCTAAAGTAAGTGCTAATAATTGTTGAGCTTTACCTAAATCATTTGTAGCTCTAATTAGTGTGCTAAAGGCCGGCCTTAATTGGTCCTCGGACACAGCCGTAGCCCTTTGCAAGTTGTCTATATAAGTATTTACGCCAGTAGAGGCAAACGCTAAACCTAGATTTTTAAGCTGGTTATTTAATACTGCTACCGCTTTAGATTCCTCTAATGCTGCAGTAACGGCCTTTTTAGTAAAAGCCGTAACGGCAGTAGTAGCAGCTGCAAAAGATAATTTAGAGGCTAGCCCCATTTTCTTAAAAGATTTTTCTAAGCCGCCAATACCTTTTACAGCTTGCTTAGTGCCTTTGTTATTGTAGCTGACAATTATGGGGACTTTAATAACCATTATTTAGCCAACTTTGCATTTACTACAGCTTCGGCTTTTGCTATTGCTGCATTACTTTTGGCTACAATTTCCTCGCGGTTTTCCTCTACCGCTTTGTAAGCTATACGGCCTTGCTTACCGCGTACGGTAACGCCTGACTGGGCTTGAATAGCGGCAATAAATCTAGCACCCTGGGCATTTTTGCCCTGCGGATTTTTACGGCCTGCAGTTTCATAAATTGCGCCGGCAGGGTCAGCGTTAATAAGTAGGTAGGCCTTGCTGGTCCAGGTGCCGCGCTTACGGGCTCTGTCTATCTTTGTTTTGATTCCCATTTTTACAGGCTTTGCTTTAAAGGTAAGCCGGTCCCACTTGCCAGATTTAACAGGCTTAGCCCAGCCGCTTAATGGCGATACGGCAGGGGCTAATTGGCGTGCGTCTATCTGGGCTATTTTCATAGCCTGGTAAATAGTTTTATTCATTTCTTTTAAAGCTGCAGGGTCAAACTGGCGTAAGGCGCGTACAGTTTCATCAAGTCCTACGATTTTTGCTGTAGCCACGCTTTGCTGCCTCGTTTCTGTCTGCTAATACTTTGTAAATTGCTGCCATCATCTCCGGCGACATTTCTACAAACTCTTTAGGTGCTATGCCAGTTTCAACCGCTAACGCTGCTATTTGATAGGTAAGTAGTTGCCTATTACCTACCCAGCTAAAGGGTCGCTGTCCAGCACCTCTACTGCCTTTAGAGTATTTAAAAAACTTTCGCCGAATACAGCTACAGTTTGGCCGCTGCGTTTAATCGCTAGCCAACATAAGTAGTAGACGTCGGTCTGTTTTTCTTGTTCCCTAAAGCACTTATTTATACCCATTTTTGCGTACGCTTCAAACTCTACCTCGATAGCCGGCGTAATGTCGTACTCCTCGACTACGCCGGTATCGCGTGTAATTTTTAACCTTGCCATTTTCTAGCCCTCTTTTCTTTTGTTATGCGGTAGTGATAGTTACATCTGTGGTTAGATCAAAAGTAATATCTAACATAGCTACTTCGCCGTTAGCACCGTTGATAGGGGTATAGCCGTTAACGAAAACGCTACCGCTATAAACTGGGTTTGTTGCGCTTGCTGTTGCGCCGTTAGGTGCAATTTCAAACGCTGCCGAGGTGCCCTTTAAGCTGTTAAGTACTGCGGCGGTTGAGCCTGCCCCGATAGCTGCCTGGTCGATATACAGGGTAGCTGACAGGGTATGAGCTGCAAGGCCCTTAAGGTACTTATGAGCTGCGTCGCCCATAGCTGTAACCTCAAGTTGGTCATAGTTAATATTGAGGCTTGCTGACTGTACTACTGTGGTCATTACATAAGTACCTAGTTTAAAGTAGGTATTATTTGTAAAATAAATTGCCATTATTCCTGCACTTCCTTTACTTTAGTAGGGGCTGGGCTTACTGAGGATTCCTCTAAAGCACCAATTTTTAGCAAGTGTGGTAAGTCCCACCCTTCTAAATCTGTGTCTGAAACGGTACCGCCGAGGCCAACGCCTGCAATATCGTTATCTACCATTACTTTGTAGTTAGCCATAGTTAACTCCACTCGCTTATTATCTCTAAACCGGCTTCACTTTGAAGCAAGTTACCCGACGGGGTTTCTAAAATTGCAGGTGCACTAAAACTACTAATATTTATAGTTAGGCCTGAGGCGGCTAACTTTTGCATAACAGCTAAATAAAAATCCTCTAGTTTTGTTTGGTTGCCTAAGTTATCCATAAGCGGCACCAGTAAAAATAATTTAAAACGTACCGTAGGGGCTATGGCTGTTTTAACGTTGCTGTTAACCAAAATATAAGGGTCATCATTGGCGATAACTAGCGAGTTAGCCTGGGGTATTTCTGGGATATGGTTAAAAACTGACCAGACAGCCGTATTAGCTAAAGCTGTAGCAAGTGTTGACCTAAGGGTAGTTATTGAGGTTGGCATTAGCCCACCATTGAGTTAGGGGACATATAGGGGGCTATGAGTCCGCGCACCTTAGCTATAAGGGTATTGCCTAGCTGATAAGGCGAGGCGATAAAGCCGTCGACTGTAGTAATGCTGGCACCTGGGGCCTGGCGTGCTTGCCAGATAGTCGTAGCTAAAGCGGCTGCAGCTTCGCGTACTGCTGGGGTAGTTGCATAGTCTACGTGTGTAGTTGCGCTTACTAAGGCCGGCGGTTTAATTGCGTGTAAAGGCTCATCTGTAGACTGGCCGTTAGCGGTATAGGTAATAGTATATTTATCAGGCATTGAGGCAATAGTTTTACTGCCGGTGTACTTACTGCCTGCGTTACTAATTACTACAGTCTGGCCAACATATAGCCCTACTGGATTATCAAAGTACAAATAGCAAACGCCGCTAGTTAATTTTTGTGAGCTAGCCGAGTATTGGTCAAACCATAAATATTTTTTTAGTATGTCCTCGGTAGCCTGGCAGACTTCTTCCACCGTAGCATCTGTGTAAAGCGTAATGCCAGTAATTCCAAGCAAGGCGCGTAGCTCAGCTTGAGTTATATATGTTGCAGCCACGCGCTTTACTCCTTACGTTTTGGGCCTAGACCCCACCGGACTAGGGGCAGGGTCTAGGGTTCTAGGGTTTTAGGCTTATGCCTTGTTATTCTTAAACGCGCCGCCTGCAGCTAGTGTGGCAAGTGCACCGTAGCCGTAGTACATGATTTCGATTTGTCCGCTAGCAATTACGTTAGTAGTAAGGCGTAATTGTGGGGACTCGTACCAGGTAAAGCAATCTGGGTTAACGATCAAAAGTGTACCGTCGCCGTCGCCTGCGTTTGCATAGTCGACGTATAGGTCAAGTCCTGCAACGTTCCCGCGTAGGCTTGATACTGATACTGCGCCGCCTGCGTTTTGTGGCTGCTGCGCTGTGTAAATTGGTCGCCCTGCGTCGTTAAGGGTCATGATGTTTGCCCATTGTCCGCTTGAGGCGATCATATTACGAGCAAAACGCTTTGAGTTTGAGTAAACGCTAGCTGCACCGCGTGAAACAATACCTAATAGCTCTGCAGCTGTTGGGTAGGTTGCAACAGTAGTAGCGTCCAAAGTAGCTGCAGAAATTAGCTCGCCGTTAACAAAATTGTTAGTAGCTAGCGCGTAAGCGTCTGCCATTTGTTGAACCAATACGTTTAAAAATACTGGGTCTGAACGGTCAAACAATTCAACCGATACAGTATTTTGTCCTGCGTACTTATTTACGGTTGCAGTTACGAACTCTACTTCCATGCCGGTCTCTGAAGGTGTACCTGCTTCATTTGTGTCGGCCACCGTAGGCACGGTTTTTATGCGCGGGATTTGCAGCGACATGCCCATTTGGGGCAAGGCAGCGGTGTTGATAGCTTCGATACTTGCGCGGAAACTATCTGACTTGCCGTTAAACAAAGTAGTTAGCTGAGGTGTCGGAATAAGGCCTGCGTTATTTGTGGTTGAGTCATCAGCTGCACGTACCCAAGTTGCAGACTCGCTGCCTGGGTCCATTGTTGCCTTTACTTTGTGAAAAAGGTAATCGGCTGGGGTAGTAATTGGGCTACGGGGTGCAGTAAAAGCTAGTGCCGTTACTGTTTGACGTGAGGCTTCTACCGGCTGTGCGGCTTCTACCTCGGGTGCTGGGGTAGCGTTATCCACGCTGGCCTCACTTTCGGTTGGTTGGGTTTGTTCTGTTTCCTCTACTGGCTCAGGCTCTACCTCACTAGCTGCGACGGATTCGACCGCTGCAGATTTAAAGGCTGCTGCCTGGACCAAACTTACTTCCCTTAATTGGGCAGACTGTACGTAAAGTATGCCGCCGCGTTCCTCGCTTGCGTCAACAGTTACGCCAACGCTTAAACCGTCGCGTAAGTTTTCGCTTGCTTCGATTAAAGCGTCGTTACCTTTAGTGGTAGTAGATACTTTAAAGGTTGCGTAAAGTCCTCGGGTGTCCTCGCTAATATTTTGAGCAAACCCTAAAGGG